CAAGACTTCGTTGTATACGACATGTTCAATGGTCGTGATATCCGAGTTACAGCTACATACTTTATCTCTAAGATGTTACCATCTCATGCTGATACGTATGGTATGCAATATCCAATGGCTGGTAATACTCGTGGTATTGTTGATGGATTCAAAGCTATCAGCTTCATTCCAAACAATGCTTATAAAGACCAATTCTACCGTAAGCAAATCAACTATGTTGAATCTGACCCTAAACGTACTCGTTTCGGTAGCCAGTTAACTGCTAGTACTAAAAATACTCCGTTATCGAACATCAATAACGTGTTAACTGCTTTAGATATCAAACGTAATGTTGAAGATATGGCAGAAGACTATCAATTCGAGTTCGAGGATGACGAAACAATTCGTACATTCGAATACAATCTTAACACTTACCTTGAATCTTATATCACTAGTCGTAGTGTAGCTGAGATTTCGGCTTCAGTTTATGCATCAGACTACGATAAGCAACAAGGTATCCTACGTGTGTTAATTTCAGTGAAATTCCACGGTGTTATTGAACGTATTGTAATCTCAATTGATGTAGTAAAATAATAAAATTATAGTGTAGGGGATAATTCCTCTACACTATTCTATATGAAATTTAAAAAGAAAGGTGATACCATTCTATGATTAAATCAGGTACTTCAATTAACGTTTTTAATACTACTGCTGCTTCGAATGCATCATTCTTCACTGGTAGTCTTAACCTTAAAGAATTGGCATTTGACCCATTAGTAACTGGTTACGCTTTCATTATCTGGACTAAGATTCCATCATGGGTAGAAAAAGAGTATCCTCAATTCAAGAAGTTTACTCAACGTAACTTCAAAGGCTTCAGTGGTCTAGAAGATATGGAACTTCAAACACAATCATACCAATATGGTTTTAATAATAACGATTACAACGTTGCCGCTGGTATTACTAAAAATAATACTGAATTCACAATGCGACACCAAGAATATTCTGGTAATCCAATCAAGAACATGTACCAATTATGGGTATCTGGTATTGCGGATACAGAAACAGGTATTGCACCGTATGCGGCTATGTATGGTCTAGACTATGCGGCTAAAAACCATACTGGTGAGTTAATGTACATTGTAACTCGTCCTGACGCTAATAACGTAACTAAAAAGAATATCGAATTTGCGGCTTACTATACTAACGTAATGCCAAAACGTATTCCTATCTCTCACTTTGAATACACTCAAGGTGAACACAACCTTGTAGAACTTGAAATTCCATTCACTGGTAATATGCACTTATCTGCTCGTGTAGATAAATACGCTAAAACGTTACTATCTCAACACGGTTATGCATTCGTACCAGAAGGTCTATTCAATCCACAGTCTGCTACTCGTGGTGGCGGTGGTAGTATCACATTCCAAGATACTCAAGGCTTCTCAGAATAAAATAATAACAATAACACTATACTTTTTCGGTATAGTGTTATTGTTTTTTAATTACCAACTATAGTCTACGTAGATACCATCATTTTCTTCTGGAAGTCCTAATAGGATATTTAATTCCTTAAAGTACTCTCGGAATTCCATATCAAGTTCTTTATAAGTATTACTATGTTTATAATAATCAAAACCTAGATACTGATAAGTACCACTTGATAGACCGTATTCATCAATATAATTCTCTAGTACATAACTTTTTGATAGATGACCCTTAGATTCCATTAATTTCAGAAGTTCTAACAAGTCATAGTACTCAAGTGTTTTTGGTTTTATAATTTCACTTTCAGTCATTAGAAGTCACCCCCCATGTCATCCCCGACATCATCTCCACCTAAAGCGTCATCTGTACCACCAGAACCTTTAATTTTATCTTCAACCTCTTCTACTAACGCTGATTCAAATAATGCATCATACTCATTCCAATCAATATGAGGTAATAATTTACGAACTGCCTTTTTACGGAATTTAAGACGAGTTGCATAGTCTGGATTATTTTCATCAATATAAATATTAGTAATGAAGTCTAATGTCTGGGATGCATTGTTAATTTGGTCGTTAACATTCGTAATATTTAAAGAAATTGGTGGTGGTAATTTTACAGTAATATCATCAACATCAATTTCATTCTCATTTTTATCTTTCTTTTTAGTACCTTTATCCTTCTTATCAGCACCTTCATACATAAATTCATTTCTATATAAAAGACGAATTAACTTAGTAAATGCTTTTGAGAACATATGTTGGTGTACCACAATAGAACGAACAAATGTAGCGTTTTGCATTGAAAGGTTACGAGCAAAGTCTACCTCACGAGAAGCATCAATATAGTTAACAGGAACACCTGTACCAGCAATAGCTGATTTAAGTAAGAATTCTAAAAATGGATTATCTGCATCAACATCCATACCTTGCAGAGTATCGAAGTCTAATAGCTTCTCACCATCAAATAACGGGATGTAATAGTCTTCAAAAATACCAATATTATTTAAAATAGTTGTAATAGATTTAAGAGAATCGGCTTGAATCTCTTTTGATTTAATATCTCTTACTACCCCTTGTACTACACCCTCAACATCATTATCTAAACCAGTCTCCATGTATACAATACGTTTATCACGACCACGAGAAATCTTTTGCATAATTTCAGTAACCAATGTAGCAAGGTATAACTTAGCAAAGAATAAACTACGACTAATGATTGATTGACCGTAGATGCCTTCTTTTTCTACTAAGAAGTCTACCACTTCATCATTGTTTAAGTAAGTAATATTAACGGCTTTTTCAGTAAGATATTTCTCTCTAAGAAGAACATGGATATAGTCTTTAAATTCAGGACTACTGCGAACCATTTCATTATCAATCTTTTTAGAGATATTTTTAATGAAAATATTAGCAATTGCTTGTTCACGTTTTTTGTGTCGTTCAGTCTCAATGTCAGTACGTGAGTTGAAGAAGTCACTGATTTTGTAAGAAGATGTTGTATTTGAAGAAACTAATTCTTCGCTACGTTCAATATGTAAATATCCAAAGTTTACACCATCTATTTCTAATTTAATCATACTCTCTGGGTTTAACATTCTAACGATAGACCCACCGATACCAAACTTTTCTTCTCCTTCTTTTCCCTTTCTACCTTTCTTAAGTTCTTTTTTAATTAGAGCACTAGAACTATCAGAATAGTTTACAGATTTATTAATTGTCTCAGCAATTGTATCCTGCATATTTTTATAGAAGTCAGGTTCAGAAGCTTTAGTATCACCTAAATCTTTTTGTGCTTCGTTTAATAGGAATTCAAAGTCAGCATCTTGTTCAACATCTACTGATTCTAGTATAAACCTTTCATCTTCTTTTGATTCTTCTAA